CAGCCGTAATCTTATCCCGTGGTGGTGCAACAGCAGCGAGTTTACGTTGCTTCGCTGAATAAGATCCTTTAGGCATTAGACAGCAGAAGTAATAGCACCATTAGTTACAAAACTAACTGATACTGTATTTAAATCTCCAACAGTTGAACTATATGTAGTTCCTGTAATAATTCCGTTAAAACTTAATTTTTTAGCACCTGATGTATCTAGAAAAAGATTAAATGAAGCATCACCAGAATCTTCAGAAGTTAAAACGTCTGTAATAAGTTCAGCAGTATCATCTCCAGATGTTGCTGTATAAATAAGATCAACAGTGCCAGAACCAGAAATCAAACTTCCAATATTTTTTCTTGAAGTATCTCCATGTGCTGTAACTTCTAGAGTATCTTTAGTTACGTCTAATGACCAAGCAGTTGTAGAAGCTACTGCTCCAACTGATCCAGTTCCGTTATCAAAAGAAACAGAGCCTTCTTCACCACGAAAAAATGCCATGATTTTTTAGAAAAATTTACTTATAACAATATCTTACCTTGAAACTGCGTTTTTCACAGTTATTTTTTCTTCTTTTTACGTCTATGTTGATAAGTTATCTTTTTACTGCTTGTTTTTTCTCTTTTAAACCTTGCTTTTTCTGCTGCGGTCATCTCTCCAACTGTCTTAGGTGTCTTACTTGATACACGTTTTTTGGGCCTACAAGCTGGATAACCTCGTTTTTCGCCTTTTTTACGGCCACAAGGTTTACCAGTTTTTACATCAACCCAGTTTTCTTTAAACCAACGGGTAAGGCCACCACTACTTCTTGCCACGTTTTTTCTCCACTCGGTAAGTACCACCACGCTTTTTGTACTCTCGTACAAGCCATGCGTTAGCGTAAGCAGAAGGATAAACTTTGAATTTACGTTTAGCCTCTGCTTTTACCCTAGAGTATAACGCTTTATTTACAGGAACATTCACTTCTCTTTTTACCTCCCTTTTTTTTCTTTTTCTTCTTTTTCATCCCAGTATGGTAAGGCATAGTAAGAATTAGGTAGTTCTTAGTATATTCTAAACGCAGTTTGACCTAATGTCTCTGGTTTTGCCAAATTGAATTGTTGTAGACAAAGATAACCAAAAGCATCAAAAGCATGGTCAACTCCTAGATTTTTATTAGGTAAACCAGTATTTGGTGCATATGTAAGAGTTCTAAGTGCTTTTATCAATTCTTTACATCTTGGGTGTATAAAAGTTCTCTGATCTCCATTTGCATCTAACAAAGCAGTATTGACAGCAGTAATCTTATCTCTTATCTTCCAAGGACTTTTTGGACTCATAACAGTAAAACCAGATCTTCTAAGAATCGTGTGATCTGTAACTCCTACCCCACTAGTTTTCCTTGCACTACCAGTAGGATCAGGACAAGCAATGATTCTTCTGTCCACTCCATACCGCCTTGTAACCTCTTCTGCGAAATCCCATGTGGTAGCACCACCTGTTAGCATGATTTCATCAAACACATATAGGTTATTGTCATGCTTTATTGCACAAATTCCTGCCATAGGGTCAACGTTAAAGTCCAAACCAATTAACAAAGGAAGCATATGTAAATCCTGTACTTCCTTATCAATATTGTTATCACTAAAACTAACAGCAACTAAACCAGTAAGATTCTCAAAACTTGCCTCAAACTCCTGTCTAAATGTTCTTGCATCTAGTTGTGACCTCGCTGCTTCTACTTCCTCTTTCGCAACATTACCCCCTTCAATCGTAGTAAAACTCCATCTAGCCCAATCATCCCATTCCTGTTCACCACAAAAACACCACATATCATAAAACCAACTAGCAGTGCCATCAGGAGTACTAATAAACAAAGCCCAACCCTGTTTATCAGCTAACGCAGGTCTTATAACTTCAGCCCATACATCTCGATCCATAAACGCAGCTTCATCTAAAACAACCCCCGCTAAACTTCTCCCTCTCAATGCCATAGCATTCTCTGTTCCCTTCAACTCAATAGTCGATCCATTTATCAATTCCAACCTTAAATCTGTCTCATTTTTGCTTTTTATCCAAATATTTGGTGTTAATCTTTTTAACTCCTTCCACGCAATATCCTTTGCCATACGATAAGTAGGAGCACAATAAAAATACACCTCCCCAGGTCGATTTATAGCTCCTCTAAGCAATTCGATACAAGAAAGATACGATTTTCCAAACCTTCTTCCTGCAACCAACACTCGAAATCTCTTATCACTATTAAATACTTCACCTTGAGCATATCTCAAACTTATTTCTTGCTGTTTTGTAGCTGTCATACACTAAAAAATAACAGAAAATTCAACTATTACCCCCTATTTATAGCCTATTTCATCTTTTTTAGGTTATTATTCGATTATTAACCCCCCATACAGTAAGTCCGTGGCTTCCTCTATCTTCGATCCAGAAATTATTGCTAAAAGAAAAGCTAATATGGTCCCTCGTGGTACTGCTCAACAAGTTCAACAACGTGCTCAACGTCTATATTCCCGTCAATTAGAAGGTAAAACTACACGCTCACTAGTCCTAGAACACGCAAAAATTGAAGGAATATCTGAAGTAACAGCTTGGACTGATTGGAGAAAAGTTAAAGAGTGGAATAAAGAAGATTGGGAAAAAGATAGAGAAAATCTTCTACCTCGTCTTCAAGCAATGAGAATCCGACTTTTCAATAAAGCTGTTAAAAAAGGTCAGTTTCAAACTGCTGCTCAAATTCTCGATAGTCTAGGTAAAGTTATAGGTGAATCTATTGAAACAGTACACATCCAGGCTCCAGAACTTTCAATTAAAGTAGAACCAAAAAATTAACCAATATATATTTAAGTTCCCCGTGTTATATATTGGCGTAAAAAATTTTGCAACTAGTCCCCTAGCTACAAAATAATATTTAATTTTAAGCTAGCTAGAATCAGCTGTAAGCTATCTTAAGAGTATCTCTAGTGATTACATGCTTAAACTGTAATTCACTTGCTGTAGCCCAAATAAACCTATAATCATCTACATTATTTTTTAATTCAGTAGATAGATTAAGTCCCATGTCCCAAGCTTTATTTGGATTCTGCATAAGCTTTACATTTACATCATAGTTAGTCATATTATTTTCTCCTTAGAAATAATTTGATTTGTTTTTCTCCGTAGTATTCACCACGTTTAAAACTTGCTAATTCATAACCGCAATCTTTTGGCATTGCGTCAATCCATTTTTGTAATTCTTCGGGCATAGTTGGAAGGTTTAATAACTTAATTTAATAATACCATAAATAATATCAAAATAATATTATGTTAAGAAATAAAGATATTTAATATTAATCTAATATCTAGCTATACAATAGCCATACAATATGATAATATTAATTATATCCTTTATTATTAATTAAAATCTACTATCAAAACATCATTAATATTTTTTTCTATATTCTTGATATTAAGATTTTATATTTTACAAATCAATAAAGGATATATATAAAAAAATTAATTTATTTTTATCCCTTCCAATGATTAAAAATTTATTTTTATTTGTTTCACTATTTGGTATCGGTTACTTAAGCACGTTATCGATATCTCAAGGTTTGAACAAATCAACACTTAACCAGTGTACAAATAACAATAGCAATAAGGCTTGCTATCAATTATTAGAATCAGGTTCTAGCTATCAAAAAAAAATAGCTTTTATTACTTTAAAAAATAGAGGTTTATAATAATGAATTCAAAAGAAATTTTTAACCAGTTACAGGAAGCAAAAGAAATTTTGCAAGCTATCGAAGAAATTCCAACAAGTAAATTTTTAACTTGTAAAGAATACAATACAGTTTTATTAAAAATTGTTAGTGATTCATACGACTACAACAAAAATAAAGAAGCATATGATTTGATTTTAAATAAATTATTTAATGTTTCTATAATTGAAGTTGAGCATTTAATTACTATACAAGAAATAAAACAAGAGCAGGAAAGGAGAATAAAAGAATTAAGTAAACCTATAACAAATAAACCTACGATAACTAACTCTTAATTGAGTTAGTTTTTTATTTTTTTTATCATTATGAACACTCAAAAAACTTTTTGCAATTCCGATAGATACATATTTGATTTTAATATGTGTAGTTATAAAAAAGGATTCGCACAAATAGACACTACAGAAGACTTTCAATATTTTGGTAATTGGGTTAATTTTAAAAGTTTAGAATTAATTACTTATTGTGAAGGAGATTTAACAGTTATTAAATGTGATGATATAGAGGAATTTAAAGAGCAACTTTTAAAAACTGTTAGTTGGTATAAAAAGAATAAATCATTTATTGGTATTGATTTAATGTGTAGTGATGAGATTAAAAAAGATTTTAATAATTTAAATCTAGATAAAAATTATTATTTACATAAATAGTTTCTTATAGTCTCGAATTAATCGAGATTATAAAAAACTATTTTTCATAAATAGTTTTACTTGTAAACCTTCCAAACATAGGAGAATTAAACAATGCCTTATTTTGAAATAACAGACGGCAATGGTATATCACATACTGTTGATTTATTATCTAATGATACTACAGATATCAAAGCCGAATTTAAAAAATATGAAGCTAAAAAAAGAGCTAAAGAAGAGACTAAAAAAGGAGATAAATAAAATGAATCACACATTAACAGTAAGTAATGCCTACGGACGTGACTTTAAAAATAAAGCTCAAATATTAGAGCATTATAACTTAAATAAAGACTTTCAAAACCTGGATCCCTTGGTTAGAGGTGCAATTATTAATAAACAAGATGCAACACGTTTTAAAGTTGGTTATTTAAGAGTTAGATACAACAACTTAAGAAATGTTCAAATAATTGACGTTAAAAAAGGAGACTTTCAATAATGCTAGAGTATAACCCTATACCGACTAATAAAAGCCAACATAAAGAAGGTGTACAAACTACCTTTATTAAAAGAGTAAGAAATAAAAAATATAAAAACGTATTTAATGAAATAAAAAAACTTAAAAAATAGATACTTACTAAAAAGGATATTTAAATATATCCTTTTTTGAAAGTCTCTATACTTTCAATTTAAATTTTTTCTAACCTTCCAAACAATGAAACCGAAATTATTAGCATTCTTAGAGGATCTTGTATCTGAGCAGAGAATGATTAAATTTAATGAAAATAAATATCATGAAAATGATATTAGCGAATCATTAAAGGCCGAAAATGAAATAAAAATTAGATTATGTGATGAAATTTTAATTGAAATTTCAAAACTACAAAATATAGGAGATAAAATAAAATGATTTTAAAAATATCAAAAGGTAATAAAAAATTACCTAAAACTACGGGAATAATTAGCTTGCCAGCTGGTTTGACGTGTCCAGGTGCTAACAGCTGTAAAGCTTTTGTGACTATTAAAGGCGAAAAGAGGATTTTAAACAGAGGTGATGAGAGCTTATTTACTTGTTTCGCTGCTAGTGAAGAGTTACGTTATCCTAACGTCTTTAATAGTAGGAGATACAACTATAATTTAATTAATAGTTATGTAGTTAAAAGGGATGTTGACGGGTTATCTAACCTTATAAACGATAGTTTATTATCTAGTAAAAAAAATATAGATAAGTTTAGAATTCATGAATCAGGTGATTTTTATCACCCGTTATATTTAGAGGCTTGGTTAAATGTAGCTAATTTTAATAAAGATATAAAATTTTATTGTTATAGTAAAAGTCTTAATTTTTTCTTAGAAACATTATTACCTAATAATTTTTATTTAACTGCTAGTTATGGCGGGAAATATGATTACTTGATTAATGAAGGTTATTTTACTCGATACAGTAAGGTAGTTTTTTCAATCGAAGAGGCAAAAAGGTTAGGTTTAGAGATAGATACCGATGATAGTTTATGTTTTCAAGATAAACCTTTTGCACTTTTATTACATGGGTTACAAGAAAAAAATACAGCAAGTGCGGAAGCTTTAAAACTTATTAAACGTAATAAAAAACTAGTAGAGGTTTAATATATGACTAAACGAATTGAATATCGAGAGGATTGCTTCGAGACTATTAGAGAATGCATTAAAGGCAAAATGTCTTTAAAGGCAACTATCGATGAATGCGAAAAAACTTATCCTGATGTGCATCCGCAAACTTTTAGGAAATGGTATAAAAAAGTTAAAAAAGAGGATGAGATCGAAGAATGGGAGAATGCAAATTTTATGGATTTGCAGAATAGAAAACAGGAAAAAATCGCTTTTAAAGAGCGATTATTCCAGGATGCAAAAAAAGACTATGAAAAGCATTACGACTTACAAGAGGACATAAAAGTAATTATGGCTTTAAGAAGTGAATGCTTATCACATTTAAAAAACATTATTTAAAACCATTATGGCTAAATTAGCTAGCTAAAAAAAATTATGATTGATAACCCATTAGAAAACCAAACTTTAGAACAATATGACAATCTTTATGTCAATGAAAAGTTTGAAGAGCATTGTTCTGATGCTGCTAAAGAATTAGCTAAAGATTATAATCTCAATCCAGATTATTATGAACCTTTCATAGAATTTTATATTGAAGAATGTAGAGAATCAGATAGAGGTTATTTTTTCGGTAGTCAAAAATATATTATTGATCTTTGGTGGGATCGTAATAAAGATTTATATGAAACTACAACACCTTATTTAACATGACTAAATTTGTAAGAATTACACCTTATTCCAGATGTAAAAAATACTCTGGAGCTACAATAAAATGCCCTAAATGTAATAAATTAGGTCAAATATATCACTTATCATGGTCAGCTTTACAATGTCAAAATTGTAAAAATATGATTGATAAGTATCAATGGTTTATAAAGAAAGGTAAATATTGTAAAAAAGATGATTATGAAGAATGGGAATATTCATGTTAATTTTTTTCAGATTCTAATTTTTCTAATAGTAAATCAATTGCCTCTCTAATTAGGAATCCTATAGACATTCCAGGTTTTGAGAGGCTTTTTAATTGGTCGTATTTCTCTTTTTCAACACCAATACTGATTCTTTGTAACATAATTAAAGGCGAAATAATATTATGATAATATTATGATATCACACTAATACTTAAAAAAGACTATGAAAGGCGAAAATCAAGAAATTGACATAGAAGAACTTATGCAAAATTTTGCTAGAGAAGATGCAGATGAATCTCATCAAAATAATTTTGATAATGAATTTTATGAAGATGTTTTTCTGCCATATTACTGGAAAAATCCTTTTATTGAAGGGTTTTATCAATCTAGTGGAGATCCTGGAAGTGAAGAATTTTTTTACTCATTCATAAGATATTTTGATCCTATAACTGGTGAATTATGTGAAATACAATTTGCTAGTTATCCAAACAATTTTAAAAAATATGAATGCAATAATCCAAAATGTGATAAAGACAAATGTAAAGTGCATTCATATCCTTTTGGAGATGTATTTCCACACAGATCAAAATTTTATTTCAATCATGATTTAAATAAAAAAATAGAATCAGAAGATGATATGACAATACAGAAATCAAACTTTGCATATGATTGGAATATTGACCATTACATTGCAGAAAATTGGTATTTTGAAGAAAGAAACTGGTTTAACGAAAATTATCCAAATTTAATCGATAGTAATCCAGATGACATTATGGAAAAATTTAATGAGATGACTAAGATTCCTCCTAATGAATGGCCGAAAGAAGTTGTAGAGAATTATAAAAAAAGATTTGAAGAAACAAAAACTATAAAAGAAAAATATGATAGCCAAAATAAAATTACTGATCAAGAATATAATTTTTTTGATCATGTAAAAAGTTTTTATTTACATGGAGAAACTATGTTCGATGAACGTGCATAAGAAAAAGAAAAGAACCAAAAGAAAAAGAAATATATTATATGTAAGTAAATATTTATAAAGTATATAAATAATAATTATATATATATATATATATAAATATATATACATATAAGGATAAGGAAAGGAATTTTTCTAATTTTTCCTATTTAGCATCCGTAACAACCTCTTGACACATACATTGTATGGCTATAATAATGGAAATAGTTAATCTCAATGAATGGCAAAAACTAAAATTACTATGTTTTTAGATTCAGATCTAATCAAATGGTTAGATATGAATCGAGATGAAGAAACATCAAGATCTGCTTTAGTCAGGATCTTAATCAGAAAAGCAATGAAAGCAAAATCTAGAAAGAAATCTAATACTTCTACAGAAGTTAAAGTTGATCCTTTTAGTGGTTCTCATATAACTGCTAATTTAATACCTGATGATTTGAAAGATTATTCTGGACTTTTAATGGAATGGTGGCCTATAAGAAAGCAAAAAGGTGGATCATGCACTGAGAGGGTTGCTAACCGCATCTTTGATAAGTTAAGGTCATTTCATATACAAGACAGAAAACAAGCTCTTGAAAACGCTATAACAGGTGGCTGGAAGGATTTATTTCCTATTAAGAAGTCTAAGTTTGTAGAAGAACCAAAAAATAATCATCCAGCATCAAGAGTATTTACAGCAGAAAGAGGTTTTGAATAATGATAGTAGAAATAGAACCAAATGGATTTGTAAGAGACAATTTTCGTTGCTTACACAATAAATATTTAAGAAAAAATCATACAGTTCATGCTTATGGTGAACCAAATGGTGGTTGCAATAAAACAGATCCTGCTGCTATGTGGTTTTTAAGTATGCGTCATATGAAAGACTTAGTTGAAATGCCCTTTAAAGATTATATTCATCCAGAAGCTGATTATTTTGAAGGTTATTGGGATCATTGTTCTATTGAAAAAGGAACTTTTGATTACGACAACATGAAAAGAGGTGAAGTATTTCCTGCCATACTTTATTTTCATCATGAAACAATTTTGACAGTAGCTTGCGTAGTTAGAACTTCAGAATATCCAGATACAGTTACAGGAGAAGAACAACTTGCTCTTTATATTTACTATCCAAGTGAAGATAATTTAAAAGAATTTGAAAAACATATGGAGATTAAATAATGCAAAAACTATTTGATATATCTGTTGTCAAGACACTTAAGGACGGCATAAAAAAGGGTTGGTGGACACTAGAAGATTTAGATACACCACCTCCAGGATGGATTGAATGTATTAACAACACCAAAGGCAACAAAGCTTTTCCAAATGGTTATGAAGGTGTCGAATACAAAAATCTTGCTAGGGTTGAAATACCCAAACCTAAACCTAAAGAGGAGAAAGTAGAACTTACTAATCCAAAAGACCTTCCAATAAAATACGATTTCTAAAAATGAAAACCTTCCAACTTTTAAAACCACTTCCAATCTGTAGAGATGAAGAGACACATAAATATCTCAACAAAGAAACTAATGAATGGTTAGCTTATTCAACTACAGAAGTTTGTAATGAACTAACAGAAGAAGCCAAAGAAAATATCGAAAAATATAGATATGTTTGGCAACCAAGAGGAGAAAAAGTACATGAATGTTTAGCAGAACAAATGCTAGGTAGCGGTGATATTGATATGGGTGACTATGCCAATATTGTTACTCCATTATTGAATCATGAATTGTTTGCCAATTTTGAACCTATGGCAGTTGAATTTATGATGTCTATCCCAGATAAATCAGTTGGTGGGCAACTTGATTTATTAGGTTATGACAGATCTACTAATCAGATAAGACTTATAGATCTTAAGACTAAAGGCAACACTACATCTGGTTTTTACAAACGTGAAAGGCCAAATACCAGATATATTGATTGTCTTGAAAAATATTGGATAGAACCATATTGCACAGATAAACAATTAGGTTGCTACATCGAAATGTTGAAACTAAATTGTGATGTAGTACCTGATGTATGTAATACATTATGGGCATATCCAGAAGTTGCCATACTTGGCGATGATCAACCAACCGAAAGATGTCTTACTGCATGGCAAGAGGCATGGACAAAGTTTGAAGCTAAACAGGAATTGTTTTGATGACAAAAAAAGACAGAATCGAAGCTGCTCAAAAACGTATCGAGGAGCTAAGAAAACTTATCTCGGAGTGGACTAAACGATGAGATATATACTTGATGTCTCAGGTAGAGACTTAGAATTAATCAAAGCTTCCATTGTTAACTTTGAAAGGTCATTAGAAATGTCATCTCAAGGAGATTTTACTCACTTGATTGATGAACTTAATGACACTTACTTAAGTTTAAAAATTCAGAAAACTAAACAACTTAAATCTAAAATAAGAAGAAAATGGAAAATAATGAAATGAAATGTTTTTATCAAGAACTTAGTAAAAGAAAAAAGTATCTCATTACAAAACTAAATAATGAGATTGCAACACTTGAATGGCAATGGTTTCAAAATGAAATTAATGACAAAGAGTATGTTGTAGCATTTGATGATATTCAAAGACGTATCCGAGAGTTACAAGGATGACTAATCCAAACAAAAGAAAAGGAGATAAGGCAGAAAGAGAGGCAGCAGAACTTCTGACAGAAGTTACTGGTTTTCAATGCAAACGAAACTTAGCAGCAGGGATTCCAGATGATGTTGGAGATATTTATGGGATACCTAATTGCGTAGTGCAGGTTTGTGATTATAAAGATAAGAGCCGAGCCTGTTTGGTAAAACCCAGGGAAGTAGAAACACAAAGAAAAAATGCAGGTGTGGACTTCGTTGCAAGCATGGTTAGGTTTCGTGGTGGTGAATGGCGAGTTGTGTTAACACCAGAACAATTCAATACTTTATTACAATCAGCCTTGCAGTAAACATAATATTGTTGTAATATTAATTTTAAGTTAACAATTACTGATGACCACTAAGCAACCTTCCACCTTAGTTGAAGCTTTAAATGCTTTTCAAAAAAAGCATCATGCTGCTGGTAGAGATGGTACTAACCCTTTCTTCAAAAGCAAATACACCACATTAGCTCAAGCTTTGTTAGCTGTTCAACCAGCTACAGAATTTGGGTTATGTCATACACAAATGAATGATTTTGTAATTACTCCAGAAGGAGAAATAATTACAATCGTTGTTACTAAATTAATGCATACATCTGGTGATGAACCATTAATTAGTAAGTATCCAGTTCCTAAGATTCCTGATAATGTCAAGAATGCACATCAAGAAGCTGGTTCAGCACAAACTTATGCTCGAAGATATAGTCTTCTTGCTGTTTATGGTTTGGCTGGAGATGATGATGATGGTAACTCATTAACTAAAGCACCAGCACCTAAAAAAGGTGTAGCAGAAACTCCAACTAGACCAAATCAACCTTTAAAACCTACATCAGTTTTAGAGAAACTTCCTGATCCAATATCTAAGGAAGCTAAAGCATTAATTCTTGAACAACTTCAAAGTCTTCACGAATCAAACCCTGATAAAATGAAAGAACTTGTTGAATCATTTAGAAATAAGTTTGGAATCAAAGATACTAAGATTACCAGACATATTACAACTGCTTTACATGGTGAGTTTTTAAGTCATGCTATATCAAAAATAGATGACACACTATGACTACAGAAGAAGCAGACTTCTCTGGACAAGCAATCATGAAACAACTTGAAGAGAGAAGAGCAGCCCAGAAAAAAAACCTTAATAGAAATGTTTTAGGGGTGCGTACTTCTGATGAATTAGCTGCTCAAGTTAGAGAGTATTGCAAGTCGAGCAATCTCTCTACTAATCAATTTTTAAACAACTTACTAAAAGAATTTTTTAATCATGCCTGATTTTAATCCAGCACTTCCATTACCAATCAAATGGAACATTAGTGACGATAGATTTGATCCTGAAAAACAAGTCTTGAGTCTCACAATTCCTGTTGACTCTGTTACTCATTTGATAGATCATTTACAAAACCTAGTAAATTCAAAAGCTAAAGATGGAGAAGTCTACGATTTCAACAAAAAAGAGAAAGTTAAAACTAAGTGTGTACAAATCTACTCTAAAGCGATGGATGGACCATACGGAGTATTTGGCAACATTAATCCACAGAAGATCGAATCTGTAAACGAAGAACTACCTTTTTAAAACTCTAAATACCTTCCAATGCAATTAAGAGAATACCAAACCACTGCTCTTAAGCAGTTAAATCTTCAACTCCAAAATCAAAATAAATCTCCTCTACTTGTCCTTCCTACAGGTGCAGGTAAAACAATTATCTTTTCAGAGCTAGCAAGAGATTTTGTAAGTAAAGGCAAGAAAGTAATGGTTCTTGTTCATAAAAGAGAATTGATCAAACAATCTTGTCAAAAGCTTGATTTGATTGATTCTAAATACGGAATCATTGCTTCTGGTTTTCCCAGGGACAACTCCCAACCTTTACAAGTTGCTTCTGTTTATACTCTTTACAGAAACATTGAAAGAGAAAAGTTTATTCCTGACATAATTATTTTTGATGAAGCACATCACATTGCTGCATCTACATGGTTGAAGATTGTCAAAAGATATAAAGATGCCATAAAGGTAGGAGTAACAGCGACTCCCATACGTTTAGATAACAAACCTTTAGGTAAGTTTTTTAACGTACTTATATCTGATGTACAAACTAATGACTTAGTTTCAAAAGGTTATTTATGTAATCACAAAGTATTTGCTGGAGCTAAACAACCTGACTTGACAGGTTGCAGAATAAAAAGAGGAGAGTTTCAAAAAAAGGATTTAAAAAAAGTAATGGATCAACCAATGATTATTGGTGATGCTGTTGAACAATATAAAAAACATTTATTAGATAAACCAGCGATTGCTTTTTGTGTTGATATTGCTCATGCTAAAAAAGTACATGAAAAGTTTATAAAAGAAGGTGTTAAGGCAGAACTATTAACAGGTGAGATGAAACTACCTGAGAGAGATAAAGTCCTTGATAAATTAAGAAACCATGAGATAAGTGTTGTTGTTTCTATCGACATTATTAGCGAGGGAACTGATTTACCTTGCGTGACAGGAGCTATCCTTCTTCGTCCAACAAACTCTCTTGCTTTATATGTGCAACAGGTAGGAAGAATATTAAGACCAGAAGAAGGCAAAACAGCAATAGTATTAGATCATGTTGGCAATACTTATAGGCATGACTTTGTAGATATCGAAAGACATTGGGAATTAGATTTTGATGAAGAACAAGTAAAGAACAAAGCTAAACCCATATTTAAAACTTGTAAACAATGCAATTATGTTTTTAAACCACAAAAAGTTTGCCCTAATTGTGGTCACGAACTTACAAAAGAAGAACTACTTGAGATTGAAGGTCAGTTAGAAGAACTTAAAAGGAATCATGATAGAAAACCACAAACTATAAAAGAAAAATATAAAACATCAATATATGCAAAATCAAAATATAATAATTCTAATTTATTAGATTTTGAATTTTTAACTAAAGATAAAAAGATAGTTTTTAAAACTGAAACTAATTGGAATACTAGTTTCTATTTAAATCACAATCAAGATAAACAAGTAAAAATAGGAGATAATATTATTTATTATGTAGGTGCTAATCAACAAAAATATGGAATAGTTGTTGGGTTTATTGATAAAGGAACAGAAGATACTTATATGCATCCATATACTGTCCCACCAATCAATGAAGATACTCAGGAATATCTTTTCCCTGATTACATACAAAAAGGTAAAGAGTTAGGTGAGTTACAAGATATAAGAGAAAATGAATATTTTAATAAAATAATATTTTTAGGAAAAAGAACTCAACCATATATTCATATAAGAAACAAAGAGACAGGAGACATAATCAATTTGTATTTACGAAGATTCCGTAAGAAAGGAGATAAAACTCATGCAGGATACACTTGCATCATGTTGACAGATAATGGACTAGAAACTTATGAAACTGCTGATAAAACAGGTTGGATGTCTACAAACTCTATAAACTTTAAACAAGGAGAGAAAGTAAGAAAAAGGATGAGAGGTTTTAAGTTTGATAGACGTTTAATGGATAATCTTATTGATGTTTGTAAAAAAGCTCATTTCAATGTTGGTTATAAAATTGATTGGATACATAGAAACTACTATGCTAGAAAACTCAGCAGAGAATTACAGAGGATTTATAAATGAGAAAAAAACCTAAACAATACTTAGTAAATGATCCCTTACTAAAAATACATTTTAAAATTATCAATGGCAGACGTCATTGGATTACACCTCCTCCTACCACATACGAAAAATGAGCGACTCAAAAAAACTAAGAAAATTAAAAGAAATTAGACGTAAAAATCTTGAAAGAAATCTTTTAGAGATAGAACTAAAGGGCTATGACCATTACATCTTCATTAATGAAAGAAATAAAGCTCAAGTCGTGTCAAAGCAAGGTGGTTGGATTACAGAACATATTCGTACTGCCATATTAAAATTTAACTATGAGATAGATAAGATTGATAAATTATTAGTTAAAGATTTTACTAACAAAGAAATTAACGAATACGAAAAAACTTTTTTATCGGATTAGTTGGTTTTTTCTTTCTTATTTCAGTAACAACTCGATTTGCTTCTAATTCTATAAGTCTGTTTAATAACGAAGCCATAAAAATATCTTGGTCAAACTTTTTCCTGACCATATGTGTGCAATATCTTTTTATATTATCTAGATTATTACTCTTCATTATCTCTCTACATTGCATTTCAATTTCTAGTTCCAACTCTGGAGGTGCTGGTTCTATATCAATGTTGAGGAATTTAGTAATTTTCATTTCATTGGAAAAAGTTGTTTTTCTAAAAGTTCAACTGCTCTATCATCCAAAGTATTTGTTGTTTGTTTAGCTATTGTTTTCAATAAATCTACTATCAATCTTTTAACAGCAGTCGTAGTTAAGAAGGTAAGTAAGATCGGTTTAAGAATCTTATACATGAGATAAATGTGTGTTACTTTCCAAACATAGCTAACTTGCTAATATAAGACAAGAAAGGTTAACGCTATGGCTGATGAAAAGAACAAAAATGTTCTACAAAAATTAAAAGATGGACTTGATGATAAAGAAGAACAATTAGCAATTATTAGTCTGTTTGTCAGATTAGGTGTTGTTGTCTGGAGTGGTTTTATAGTTACTCTTAACTACATATCAATTCCAGGTTATAGCTCAGAACCTAAAGATATAACTTTTCCAGCAAGTTTGCTCACAGGTGCGTTAGCGACTTTTGGTTTGGAAGGATCAAAGAAAAGTAGTAAGAAAGACGACAAGGTTGCTATGGAAGATGGTATGGTTCAAACTATAAGGGTAGTGACTCCAATCAGAATCGAGGGAGCAGAAGTAATCGACCCTAAACCTAAAAAATGAAAAAGCTAATCCCATTTCTGTTTCTTGTATCCGCACCAGCCTATGCGGACATGAATCACTCCATATCATCTAGTGTAAAATTTGAATCTCTTTCAGCAGCTAGTACGGCTGATAAGATTGGATCGTCATACAGTATCTCAGGTAATAATGTAACAACTGTAGACTCTAATTCAGCAGCTACATTGGGTGGTTTTGGTGACGCAACTAACGGAGTTCCGAGTATTTCGTTTCCTTCAGCAACTCAAGCGACCAGTGGTGAAGCCTTCAGTTTTTCTACTAGCTACTTAGAAGGAGATGCCACACCAGGTAGTGCAGTTACAGTTGGAACTGTGCCAAACTTTAGTGACCTTACATCTACAAGTGCAGGAAGTGTTGGTACAGCAGCAGTAGCACTAGATAATCACAATATTACAATGACACCAGGAACAGGAACGGGTATCGTAATTACAGGTCAGTTTGTCGTTGATCTTACTATCGAATGAGGAGGTTACTTCTTCTTGGCTTTGTTATATCTGCTCCTTGTTACGCTGTGCCAGTTATACCTAATTTTACGCAGGGTAGTTCCACCAGCCGAACCGAAACTACCACAAATATTACAGAGACTATACGAACAACAGAATATAATTCTGGGTTTCTTTACTCCGTCACAGGATCAGGGATTCAGCATGACGGATCTTCTATCACTCCAGCAGCTACCTCAGTTAGTGAAACAATAAATGGAACTACGCATACATGGCAGGGATTAAATCTAGATCAAAGACCAAACTGGACTCAAACAAATCCTGGAGATGCTTTTCAATTTACAGAAGTTTATCAAGCACCTGGAATGCAATCCGTAACAGACATCACACGCACGATCCAAAGCACAAGCGTAACAGATACCACAACTATTTTCTCGCAATAAGTCTGCTAAGTAATCCTGTATTAGCTAATACTTCTAATACTGCTGCTCCTTCCGCATCCGCATCTGGATCGGTTTCAAACTTTGCGACTCAAGTTTTAGGAGGTCCGATGGTAGAAAATACATACGGAAATAATATTAAATGTTCTGGACCACAGATGACCGTTAGCCCATTTGTCACTACATCGTTCAACCAAAAAAGACCACAGGACTATATTTATAATACGCCCGTGTACGATCCAACAGACGCAAACGATGATGGGGTTCCTGATAATCCAGGAAATGTTCTTTATTACCAAGAAAATTACAGTGGTAACAAGGATTCTCTAGGACTTAACTTTGGATTCGCACTTACATTTAATATTCCGCTAGACAACAGATTTCAAGATTCCTGTCTTGATGCAGCTAACACACAGATAAATTTACAAAAGCAAGAATTAAATGCAAAGATGCTCAACTATGAGATTGCAAGATTAAAAAATTGTGGAGAGCTAATGTTAAAGGGAATATATTTCGATCCTTCAAGTAACTTTGCAAAATTATGTGAGGGGGTCATTGTTCAACCTCCTCCAAATCAAGTTATCCCACATACTCACAAATTTAAGTAGACAAGTCACGGGTATTAAACTTATCTACGGATGAACATTCTACCTTAAAAATAAAAAAGTAGATAGACCCCTTCCAACTAGTCTACCTACTAATTTATAAGCAAAAGGAAATCTCAAAAACACTTTTGCTAAGTAAGCAACTGCCGAGAAAGTAACCCACTTAGCAGTATTACTCAACCTCTTTACGTCTGGATACCAAACCAGAGACAGATGCTTAATATCATTTTACATCATTTTTCTTTTTTGTAAGCTTTTTTATTAAATTCTTTATTAAAGGTTTGACAATATTAAGCAGTAATGGAGTAGAGGCAGCAACAGTAGCAATAACAGCAGTACTAACAAGCTGTGGAGGATTCGGTATGTATTGCTCGATGAATTTAGT